CCACCTCTCAATGTAGATTTGTGGATTTGTGCTGACAATTGGTTGATCGCAGTAATCAAAGTTTGATTCCAATCTTTTTGAGTGTAAGAAGTTGTTAAAGACAATCTTCTCCATCCATTATAATCCCAACGTAAGTTCCAAGCCGCACCTTTACGTAAGTCACGAAGGATCTCACGGTCAATTTCAGCCGCAACTTGTTCTGATAATAAAGCCGTTAATTCAGCTTCAGCATCAATGTTGTGGAATGCCGCAACGTCTTGTGCCATTTCTGGAGACCATTGTGCTCTTAATTTTCTTTCAGTTACAGAAACTGTTACAGACTCTAAGTCAAAAGAAACCTCACCAATTTGGTCTTCAAATTCCATATTAGCGTATGATCTATAAACAGTTGAGAATGATGTTGCAGATGCCGCAGAAAAAATTGTAGTTCCTGTGTAACCATCCATAGTCTCACCACAAGTAACACATGCTGGACAAGATAAATCTACTTCAAGATAGATACAACCATCTTGAGAACAGATATTATTGTAAGATCCACCATTACCCGTACTTGGGAAACTAGTACCTTGTTGGTTAGATGTTGGAGCAACAATACCTTTACCATATTGTTGAGTTACAACTCTAAATAATAAAGAATTAGGATCACCATTTGTATCTCTCAATACATTACAAGGTGTTGTAGATGCTGACATTCCATCACCTGATTTTTGGAATACTCTCAAGTCAGATAAGAAACTTTCTGTATCTATCTCATTTCCATCAGGTCCGATTAATTTACCAACACCAAGATCTCTGAAACCACACATTTTAACAATTACTTTTCTAACGTTAGTTGTTTCAGTAATATTAAGTCCGTTATCAATAGTTCCGTTAACCCATTGTAACATAGTTGCATCAGTAGTGATTGCCGACCATTTACCTTTTGAGTAATCAAACAATCCTGGAGGATCTAATTGACCTTCAGAACCTTCATAGAATAAATCATAAAGATTTTTTGAAAATGCGTTTGAGTTAGGTGGGTAACCAGCTCCAATAGTTGATGAATCAATTGTTGAATTGTTAGGTGATCCTACAGGTGAGTAATGTGTTCCATTACCATCATAATCATTTACTGGTGTTTGTTCAACACTACCAGCACCGTATCCTTGGATACGAGGTACGAAGAAGAACAATTTACCGATTGGTAAGTTCATTGCTTGTACAGAAACGATTTCGTTTGCCAATAATTTAGAGAAAACTCTTCTTACGATTGGGAAAACAACAGTTTCGAATGCTCCGTTAGAACCTTCAGAAGTTGCTTCGTTAATCAAGAAAGATGCTTGGTTTTCATACAACTGTGCAACGTTTTCTTTTAGGTGACCTTTAAGGCCTTCAAGGAATCCTAATTTATCCCATTTGTTTATAGTATCTTCTTTGATAACTTTAAGGTGTTTTAACCCGATGTTACCAACAAGACCTGATTCTAATAATGCTCCCATTTTTTTGGTTTTTTATTTGTTTTTAGTTTATTTTTATTTTAATTTTGACATTAAATCTTTCATTCTCATAAATTGAGGATTTTCATACGTTTTAGATTCGATCAAGTTTGCTGCCGATCCACTTGTAGGTGTTTTGATCAGATTTCTTTCGAAAGATTCGTTAATTGTATTATCCGTACTTGTTGTAGTTGAAAGTTCGTCTTTAATTGTTTTGTATAGATTTTTAGATTCTTTAATAGTTTCAACACCATCAAATCGTCTTAATACGTTGATCTTTTCTTGTTTCGTTGTGGAGTGTTCAGTAAACAAACGAGTAGCGTAAGCTAAGTTTGAGTTGAATACTGCAACCTCATTCAATTTAGTTCTGAAAAGATTAAGTGCTTTTCTATACTCTTCATTTTTTTCTCTAAGTAAGTTTAACTCTTCGTTTTTAGATTCTAAGTTTAAGTTTCTATTAGGTGTAATACCTTTTCTTAAACCACGACCTGATTTAGATCCATTACCATAAGTTCTTGAAGCCTCTTTAGTCTCCACTTTTTTAACTGTTGGTTTTCTAACTGGTTTTTTTCCTGTGTTAACTTCCTCCTTATATTCGAATTTTGCTTTACCCATTCCAACACCTCTTGTTCCTTGTTTTTTCTTAACATCGAAACCACCATCTTGGTTAGGTTTTTTTCCGTATTTGAATTTTGATGCATTACCCATACCAATTCCTTTAGATTTGAATTTTGATGCTTCCATAACAAATTCTTCTTCTTCAGTCATATCGAAATAATCATCTTTGATTGGTTTCATTCTACGACTTGGCATTTCGTACTCTTCTTCTTCAAAATCCATGTCAGAATCCATAAAGTCTTCATCATCCATATCAGAATCCATAAAGTCTTCATCATCCATTTCAGAATCAATATGTAATTCATAAATTACACCTTCATTTTCCATTTCTTCTTCCTCTTCTTCTTCCTCTTCTTCGTCAAATTCATCATATGATTCTCCAAGTTGAATTAGGTAATCTACGTCTTCATTTTCATCAGATAAATGCAACATATCGTTTTCCTTTTTTACGATAATACCATCCTCATCTTTCATTGCTTTAAATACACGAAGAATTTCTTCGTCAGAAGCACCTGTTAGATCGATTGTATCGTCATCAACATCCATATCCATGTCCATATCCATTTCGTCGTCAGAATCCATATCCATTTCATCATCCATACCCATGTCCATATCCATTTCCATTTCGTCATTATCAGCGTCGGTATCAACCTCAGCTTCTAGATCAATCTCCTCATCGTCTTGTTCGTTGAGAGATTCCTTTACTAATTCTTTGATTTCTTGCGTCATTGTAGATGCAAGTATTCCTTGTGCGTTTTCAGCGATCACATTCTCCAAGTTTCTTAACTGGATGAATGTGTCCTCAACTAATGATTCTTTTTTGTTCATTATTTTTGAATAGTTTTATTGATAAATACTTGACTATTACAAAAAATTCACTTTTATAGTTGTTTTTATTTAAAATAAAATTTTTAGGGCATAAAAAAAAGGATGAACATTTGTCCATCCTTTCTTAAAAATTTTAATTTAGTTAGTCAATAACCTCATCAATTTTACTTTCGGTGATTGAAGTGATTCTCCAATCCATTGTATAATTTTCATATACTTTAGTGACTTTAGCCTCAACATCGGTTGGAGTATACCCCATTACCAATTTCTCTTCTCTCATTTTTTTTACTTTACCTGACTCTGTATCTAACAGGTCTGATGTAATTTTTGCTACGAAATACTTTTCTCCTTGTTCCATTTTATTTTATTTATCCAAATAATCGGATAATCTTTTCATTAAGTCAAGTGATTTGTTTCCAGATTCCCCAACATGACGATCAACGGTAATTTTTTTCTCTTCTTCTAAGTTCTCATCATATTTGTGTCTATCATCTCTATTTAAGAAAAGATACGCTCCTGGTGTAGATGGTGAAGATACAAGGTCAAAACATATTAACTCAAAATCTTCTTGTACTTCATTTTGTTCTCCCACTTTTTTAAGTGATCCAACACCACGAGAAGATATTCCTAATGTTACACCTTGTCTTAGGTAGTTTGCTGCCAAATCTCCTTTAGTAGAACATACACCACTTTGGTGGAATCCAGGACTTGTTAATAACTTCAACTTACCCAATAGAACAGGACCTTCCCAAAACACTTCAGTGATGATGTGTGAAACACGATCAAGATCAATAAGTGATGATTCAGGGTGGTTTAACTCCGAAAGTGAAGTTCCCTTCTCAATCATCTTCTTATAGTTCTGAGCTTCTCGTTCAAGAATCTTTTTTGGGTATACTCTACCATTTCTATTTGGTGTGTCGTATTTCTGTAATACGGCATAAAATTCAAATGGTTTTGAGTGGTCTAAAAAATTCTTAGATTCTTTAAGTATTTCTGAGTTATATTTATCTGTTGGGTTGATGTAACCGGCATCGTATTCAACAAGAATCCCGCGTCCCGTTTCATTTGGCCCTAATATTCTATTTTCGTTCATATCAAAAGTTTTTTATATAAATATTAAACTTTTTCTATTTTTACCTTATTTGGTTTCACATTTCCATTTTTTGTTAAAGAAAACTTAAAGTTTTCGTTTTTGATAAGAACATCATCATATATTCCTTTGACGATGGTTTTTAATTTTCTCTTTAGTTTTGTATCTTTAAAGTCTAATTCATCTATTAGGAACAAATTAATTTCAAGGTTCATAAACGATTTTTTCTTTGGTTGTAGTCCGCTTGTTCTTAGGTCCATATCAACAATAAATTTGTCGTCAAACAATGTTTTATCTATATGTTCATATACTGAATGTTTAATAGATCTACTCATATTTAGTACAATTCTTGACCAAGATTCTGGATCAATTTTGGGTTCCACCCAAGTTTGTAAGTTAAGGTATAGGGATTTAAAATCTTTGGAGTTTACTGTTCCGTATATCACCTTTGAGGATCTATAACCAATTAATTTGGAAGTTTTTCCTTTTTTCATCAATTTTTTTCATGTTATCACGTTTATTTTTAAAATAATAGGTATATTTGTGATATATATCAAATACAATAAATTCGTAAAAATATCAGATGTTAATAGTAGTTGTAAAACACGGGAATATAGAAAAATCCCTAAAAGAATTAAAAAGTAAGGTAATAAAAACAAGACAAAGTTCATTACTTAATAATAGAAAGCAATACACTAAAAAGTCGGTATTAAACAGAACAAATAAGAATCGGGCGATTTATCGTCAAAAAATGATTTCTAACGATTAAAGTTCCCCATTTAATTTTCGTAATTTAAAGTAATTAATCTTATCGTAAGATTCGTCCTTAATCTTATTAATTGTTTCGGTGATTTTGTTATTAACATCAGAATCACTTTCTTGTAAGTTCTCCAATTTAGTTAATACACTACCTTTCAACATAAAGTATGATTCTTTAATTGTATCATCGTTTGACGACAGTAAAGACTTTAATTCTTTTTTGTCCGATTCTGTTAAATTATCAATATAGTTGGTGATTGTTTTATTTGCAATCTCCACCATATCTTTAATTGGAACATTAACTATGTCAGTTTTCTTTTCAGTTTTTGGTAGTTTAATTGATTCTAATATAGAATTTTTACTATTGATTTTATCTTCAAGATTAACAACATCATTTGAAAACAGATTATCTATTGTGTTATAAGTATTTTCACATTGGATATGACCAACCCACATTTGAATTTCTTTTAATTGTGAAGTTGGGATCTTATTTATTAAGTTTTCGTATAGTATAATACTTTGGTTAATATATTCATTTGCCACAGATTCGTTAAGTCCTTTATTAGAACTTAATTCCCCATACAAATAAAACAATTTACTAACATTTTTATTCTTTAAGATTAGTTCCTCAAAAATAAACATTTCTTTCTTGAATGTGTTTTTCTTGTAAGATTCAATTAACACATTTTCTATTTTAGATTTTAATATACCAAATTTCATATCGTTTTTTATATATAAATATCAATCTCTTAGCAATTTGCTCAATGCTTCTTCCATTGAGCCCAAAGAATTTCTTGCTCCGGATAAATCAATGTACGAATCTCCGTGTAAATCATCACTTTCTAATAGAATATTTAGATTATTTTTTTCATTATTTTCAGGTAATCCACCTGCCTCACCACCTGGTTCAGGTCCTCCCATCGGTGGTCCCATTGGTTCTGAACCCCCCATTGGTGGTCCCATCGGTGGTAATCCACCCATATCACCCCCTTCAGCTGGCGGTGGTACAGTTTCAGTTGATCCTGACTTAACTTTATATAACTTATCCACAGTATCAAACATACCTGTATGTGTGATTATTGTTGGTGTATTTGTAAGTTCGGCAGCGACTGCTCGTTCTAACCTCATTTGTTGAACATCTAACTTAATATCTTCATCTGAGAATCCAAAAATATGTTTTTTAGCCCAAGTTGCTGATGTCGGTGCAAGAGTGTTAGGTATTTCACTAACAAGGTCTTTATAAAGTAATACTTTTTCTTTCCAAACATCAACCATTAATAGATCTGCTTGTTTTGATGGGTTAGTAAGACCTAATGTGAAGTTTTGTAATTCATCTTCAAACCCTAATAAGAATAAATGAATGATTGCAATTTTATTCATTTCTGCAATCATACTTTTTTGTATCTTATGTATGGTTCTTGCAAAACGGATATCCTGTAATGACAAGTTTTTACCATCACCAACAACTTCCTCAAACCCTAAATATGCTTTTGGTACACGTAATGCGGTAACCAATTTCTTTTGGATGTATTCAATATCCGCAATTTCCGATAAATTTTGTGCTCCGGCTAATGTTTCAATAGGCATTGTTTGTGTTGCATCTCTAACAGGAACAAAGTAATCTTGATCCACCGCCATTTGGTTAAAACGTAAATCAACATTTCCCGTTTTTGAATCAACTACCTGATCTCTCTTAAATTTGTTTGCAACACGTTGTACATATGCTTCAACATCCTTATCATCCATATTCCCAACAAAAACTTTAAACACTCTTCGTTCAGGAGCTCTTGATGTACGATAGATTAACATCGCATCTTCAGATAATATTAATTGTTTCCATATTCTTCTTGCTTTTTCCAACATAGATGTTCCATATGGTAATTTTCTATCATCACCTAACAATCTAAAGTGGGCAATCTCCCAAGAACTAAATTCCATATCTTTAACTTTCCAATGGAATCTCAATCCTTTTTGTTTAGGATCAACCTCAGCATTGACAGATTTTGCTGCCATACCTCTTTCCAATCGTTCAATCTCAATATTAGGTAATTGCATACATCCTACAATACCTTTTTCTGGATCCAATTTTAAATAGACAAAATTATCACCATATTTACAGGTATTTCTTGTCCACATTGCCAAATTGGTATTAATGTCTAATACATTATTAAATAAATCGGCAAGAATACCTTTTATTCTTTTTGATTCTGAATAAATTTGTAAAATAAAACCATCTTGATCTGAAGTTGTTGATTCTTCAGAATATATATCTAACGCAGTTGATATCTCAGGAGTAAATTCCATTGATTCGTAGTCGTAGAATGCGGCAATTCTTGTTGGTTCATAATAAACCGCTTGAGTATATAAGTTATTCTCAATTTTTGCCCATTGACCTGACAAATACATAGTTTGTTGAGATTGAAGTTTTTCCTTCTCAAATTCCTGTTTATCTGTGGTTCTTAATAATTCTTTTTTATCAAACTTATATGTTGGATAATCTTGATTTAACAGTGAGTTAGGCCCAAATGCTTGGGATAGTCTTTGCCAAATTGTTAGATTGTTTTGATTTTGTTCCATGTTGACTATTTAATTTTTTTTATATAATATTACTTGAGTTATTTAATAAGTCCATACCAAATGATCCCCATATTGGGTTATTAATGATTGGTTATTTTCCGTTAAAATATAATTTGTTATAATAACTGGGGGTGCTGGTGGAACATAATTTTGTTCTCTATTTGTGTCAGGTAAAGATCCCTTTTTGTTAAAAGTTAAGGGAAATCTTTTCGCACTTAACACAGGTTGCCCCGGTACAATCATTGTACTACCCGCAATTATATTACCAGACCTTTTTCTTTGATTTAAACCCATTATACTTTATTTATAAATACTATCTACCGCCAAATAACCAACCATATGTTTCATAATCCTTTCTAGATGCTCCCGAATTATTGTTTCCATTATCAAACCCAAAATGTGGCGTTTGTGGATTAAAGTTTATTATCTCCTTAACCGATTCATTATTGGTAACCGTCCAAGAATCTAACATCGCCTTAGTTTGTTCTGTTACCCTTTCAAGACTAGAGAAGGATGATTCACCAACATATAGGGCAATTGATATGGACATAATCAAATCATCGTGATGACCCTTTTGGTGATCAGGTCTTCCATTCACATAAACAAAGGTATTCATCTCATTAAACAACCTTGAACTATAAATTCTAAATTTATGTCTCATCCCTTCTTCAAAGGCGGCAATTATTTGAACTCGTTTGTTATTAAAGTTTATTCCCGGTATTTTATCTAACGATTTTGGGTCATATTTCCAAGTATTATTTTGGTCAATACCATCAACATACATACTCTTATAACCAAGTTCCTGTAGTTTTCTTGCCGTTGATATCCCCATTCCACCAGTAATATCAATAACAATAAAACAAGAATACATATTCCCCCATTTATATGCAATCTCTGCCAATACATCAGGTGGGATTTTTCCAATATATTCTAATACTTGTTCCCGTTCATCAAAATCAATAATTTGTATTGTACTAAAATCCTCACTATCACCACGACTAACATCAACACCCATAATGTATTTATGTCCTACAACAGGTTCCTTCCATATCCATAAAGAATTACCCATCATTTTATTTGCGGGTTCTTTTATCATATTTTCACGAATTGTTTGCAACATATTTGAATCAAAGACATTATCCCCTGATCCAAGAAAATTACATTCTAACTCCTGAGATACCTTCCTTTTATCGTATTTAAGTTTTTTAACCATACCCTCAAACCAAATGGAACAAGGTTTATAACCCGTATCCATTATTGTTTTTAGGTCATCATAATTCCGAGTTTCAAACGGTATTCCTTCCCAACTCAATATTTGGTCTTCAGTATATTCTTCTTTATTTAACAAATAATGTATTATGTTTTCAGTTTTCACTAAATATAAATCTCTAGTATATCTTGGATCTCTAAACCAATACATTTCAGTGATTTTAAAATCATTCATATTTCTCAATGCCTGATCATAGATTTCATAATAAATTGGATCATATCCGTTTGGTGTAGAAACAACGATTACTTTACCCCCCGTAGATAGGGACGCCATACAAGCCGCCCAAAAATCACTATCAGCTTCAATAAAGGCCGCCTCATCAAATATTAATATTGTTGGGGTAAATCCACGAAGTGCATCCTTTGATGTTGCAACCGCTTTGACCTCACAACCATTTGTTAATTTATAATGTTTTTGTGAATTTTTTTCTGCTGAAAAATCTGCACCAACCCATTTTGGCCATTGGGCAACAAATGCCTTAATCTTATTTGCCATCTCCAATGACGTATCAAGTTTGTTTGCAATTATAAGAATTTTTTCAGGTCTATTTTTTTTGGCAAATGCAAGTTTCTTGGATACCCAAGCGGCAGTTACCGTTGATACTCCTGCTTGACGATACTTTAATGCAATATTCTCATTATATTTATCATAATCCTCTAACAAAGATATTTGGTCAGGAAATAGTTGTAATGGAACATATTGCGATACCGTATTGTCGTATGTTTGTAGGTAAGTCTTTAACGCATATGGAGTATCTTTCATACACTTCACATACTCTAACGTTAATTGTTCTTTAGTAAAACTCATAGTACTATTTAACTATAAATATCAAAACCCCCAGTTATTTTCATAAAAGGGGGTTTTACATTAATTAAATACTATTTTATAATCCTAACTGAGCCAAAAGATCATCATCTTCGTCCTCATCTTCGTCTTGATCATTTCCTTTATATCTTTGATAATCTCTTTTTGCTTTATCCAAAATTTCTCTGAATTTACGTTTTGCCTTTTCATTATCCGCAGGTACTTCAGAGATAACATTGGCCATAATATCTTTTAAAAATTGTTCAGCTGGAATACCATATAAAATTCTTTCAAAGAATGGTAATAACTCTCTATTTTCAACATTAATTGTTAATTCGTCAGGTAGTAATGTTTTTAATTTTCTTACTAATTCACCACCAACTCTAAATTGCATTGGTTCATTCGGCATTATGTCTGTTTGTCCCATAACATCATGTGCCATATCAGGATCAAGATCTCTCCATTGTTCTCTTGATGCAACGGATGCAAAACCTTTAACTAATTCGTGTAGTAAGATTGGAAATATAATACCATTAGCAACAACGGCATCCATTCCTTCTTCCTCACCTTCCTCATCTTCATCTTCATCACCATCACTATTCTCAATTTTTGACGATCCTGCGGCATTACCACCCATCGCCTCAATTAGATCCTCTTCAGTAAAATACATAAGGTCATTTGCCGACATAATTTTATTATATAATGAATATAACCTTGGGTCTATTTCATCCAACCTATCTTTAAATCCTTGATAACTAAATTGACCTCTTTTACCTTTACCTTGAATAATTGCGTTAATTACGTGACGTTTCTCAATTTCTAATTGTCTTTGTTCTTCTGGTGTTAATTCGTCAATATCAAATGAAAAGTTTGGTGGTAACTCCAATTTAGGAAGTTTTGCTTTATCCATTTTGAATTCATTTGGGTTAATTCTTTGTTCATTTAAAAACGCTTCAACATTAATAAACTCAAACCCATATCTTGTACCAGCACCTTGAATTGGGGACTTATTAATTGACCCCCCTTCTATCGCCTCCTCAAGAGTTGACGAATAAGGCATCCACCCTTCTTCTTTTGCGGCAATTTCAACCGCCAAATCTTTTAATTCACTCTTATGTGAATTTTCAATCATCATTGCTTGTTGTACTGATCTCATTTGTTCCATTTGTATAGATCTTTTAACCAAAGGACTTGTAATATTCTCCTCAGTTCCAAAATATCTTTTTACATAATCAACAACTTCTTTAAATCTCGTTCCTGTAATTTTTTCTACGTCAGAAACACCACCTTTAAACGCTCTGTTTTTTGCGTATATTCCTTCTGGATCCTCAACTTTTTTTTGACTCTTTGGATCCATTCTCTCAGGATAATCTCCATAATCAACAGGGGCTTCTTTTATTACCTTTCTGATTAATCTTTCTAAATCTTTATTTCCCATCTTAATATAGTGCTTTTTTAATTTGATTAATAAATGTCATTTTAACATCTTCTTTACTATTACCTCTTGGATCCTCTTTAACACCAGGATTAGGGTTCTTAAATGGGTTCCCTTTTCTCTTTGGTGGTGTTTTAGTACCAGGTTTTGTTGGTGCTTCTTTTTCTTTTGTTCCGTTTTCTTCCATAGACATTCTACCCATAGATGAAATTTTACCGATTGGTCTTTTCATTTTCTTCATTTCAATTCCTGATTCATCACTAAACATAGACATTTTTTTCGGGTTTCTCAACATCATATCTTCTGATCTTTCTGAAATATTTTTCTTTAAATCACCTTTAGTGATTCTTGGATTAATATTCTTTTCAATCATTTCCATTATTCTATCTTCCAGATATTGTTCATTACTTTCTTTCTGAAGTTTCTTTTTGTATTCTACAGTTTTTTCTGGATGTTTCTTTTCTGGCATTTTTTTGTAATCTTTTTTTGTTGTACTATCAGAGAATTCTCTTGCCATATCACACCATTTTTTCTTTTCTTTACCTTTACTGTTATTACATTTTGCCCAAAATAAACCTTGTTGTGATTTAGATTCAAATTTTTCGGTTATTTCTTTTTCAGTTAAATTAACATTTACGTTTGGATCCTTTTTTTGTATTTCTAAAGCCTTAACGGGGTCATTAGTTGTAATAACCTCTTTAGTTTCTTCTTTCTTAAACCTTTCCGCTAAAACTTTAATTTGTCTTTCTGACATATTAGTTAATGTTGAAAAATGAATCCCATTTTCAAGTAAGGTTAATGTATGGTTATTAGTTTTCATATACTACTTTTTTTTCGAACTCAAGAACGATATCTCGTTCATATAATTTATCTTTTACTTCTTCTTCGGTTTGACCAAATTTAAAAACAAGTCTTTT